TTGTACTCCGTCTGGTAACGAATCAAAGTCGCCCTGTCCGTATAAAGCATGACACTCGCTGATTGCTGTATTGAGGTCGTTGTCAAAACACTCGGCAACTCTGTCTTCACTGATTGGGGTTCCGACCGGTTGTCCGTGTTCGGGGTCAGTTTCAAGTACGAGATGCCCGACACCAAATGTTGCGTACCCAAGATGGTCGTTATAGATTTCATACTCGACTCCTTCGTCCACTTTTAATGTTTCGAATACTTCTTGTCTGTTCATTTCTTTTCCTCTATTAGTTCTTTAGTCATTATATAGTCTCGCACGAAGTCCGAACGTACTATATCTGCCCATGTAAATTCTACTACAGTGAAGTTCTTCATCAACTCAAGTATCTCGATAAACTTCACGATACCTTTCCTATCACCTTCTTTTACGAAGTCTGATTGATAATAATCACCACAGAATATGATCCGACAATTCTGACCAACTCTAGTAATGATACTATCTAATTCATGGAATGTCAAGTTCTGCATCTCATCCACTATGATAACTGCATCGTTGATTGTAGTTCCACGAATATGTGACGTTGAGATAAAATCAACCGTCTTGTTCTCCGAAAGTTTTCGGTATGCTTCCGGATCATCGAATAGTTCCGCGCATATTGATTTGTAGGGTGCGGTATATGCATCCATCTTCTCTTCTAGAGTTCCTGGCAAGAATCCAATCTCTCGGGTAGGTACGATAGACCTACAGATAACTACAGATGAAAACTGGTTACCTTTATCAAGTACAGTCTCTAGTCCAAGATACAGTGCACTGAAAGTTTTACCCGTTCCCGCAGATCCATTCAGTACCAAGTGCGAACCAGACTTGTAGGCAGAGAACACTTGTTCTTGGCCAGTAGTCATTGGATCGACTGTCAAAAGATGATCGATCTTTAACGTTTGTGGTTTTTGCATTAAGTTCTCTATGTTTTGATGTTGTTATCTTTACCCGCACCTTTCTTAATGTTGCCTAGGTGTTCTTGCCAATCGCTACCAGCCATTGTCAATGCGGATTTGACTCCCGATGTTAAACCGGGCGCTTTAGTGAAACATCTATTTAGATGGGGGTTATCTTTTCGGTAGTCATCGTACTCTGATATTTTCATCATGACTTCGATTACTTCGCCGGTCTCATTATCTTTAAATTCATATATTGGCATAATTTATTATTGTTTTCCATACGACACCCCCCGAGTGGGGGGGTGAAGAGATACGGATCACCTTCCTTATTGAGTCGTTAGTTGTTCAACAATAGTTTGATTGAGATACTCTTGTTTCTTTGCTAGTTTATAAACCAAGTTATCTCTTCCTTTCTTCTTCATTCGTTGGATATAATAATCCAATTCCTGACGGTCTCGCTTCAAGCGTTCCAATTGTTTTTCTGACATCAACACCTCGTTTGTTAGTTAAAGGGATGGTTATTTCTGGATCAGTTTTGGAAAGGTCTCCTGTACTAGTTTTTTGGTTAAGTATTTCACTGGTGACTTTTTTGCCACCATCGACAAAACTATCTCTGCATCTTTTGGATGTATTGATTCCAAGAGTCGCATGAATTTGAGTTCGCGTCTAAACGCCTGCATATCTTTGCCTGGCCCACCTTTAACATAATAACCGAATTCTTTATGTAGTCGTAGGAGACTAGAAGGGGTTGACTCAGGTCTATTTGGGGTATACGGAGGAGTGCCCGCGGGCAAGATGAACTGAAGAGTATCATCAAAAGTGCCTCGGAGGACATCTGTTAAAGCAGCAACATTCTGATATTTCAACAGAACATCCTTTCTTTTGGTTTTAGTTGTTTGTTTCCCAAACTCTTCGAAGATTTCGAAAATGTCGGGGGTTCTATTGTTGGCCATTATATTTCACCTTTACTATAACTATATAGGGTTTTTTGTGTTTTCACTTAGTATCTATATGTAAAAAAACCCCCCGATTTCTCGGGGGAAAAGAGCGAACGTGGTTAAACCCTCACAGGAATCATTACCAATTTAACGTTGGTTTAATCACAGTCCCACTCAATAATCTTGTAGTTCTTCATTGCTTTTTCTTCGGCATAATCGATTGCATCCTGTTCACTGTCGAAGATCATTTCGGCAAGAAACTCGCCATCCTCTTCTAAGTAGTAAACGTAATCACTCATTTTAAAATCTCCTTAGTAGTACCAGCTGTTGTAGTGAGTAGCTTCCGCAGTAGTAGGACGAGCAAAAGAATGAGAAGAAGTCTTGAATCCACCGTAGTTGTCGATTCGTTTCTTCATCTCTTCACCAACGAAAGAGTTGGGAACCGCACGAACATTTTGACACATCATTCCTTCACTACCTTCAACAGTTGCGGTGGCAACCTCACGGACAATGACAGTTTTCGCTGTAGGTTTCGCAACGACTTGGTAACAATCAACTTGAGTCTGTTCGTAACCCCAAGAGTCAACGAACAA